GTTTCCTTACTCCCCCAGTACTTCCAACGCCTCACCCGCCGGTACCCGGCCCGGGTGTGCTACCCGATTGCGGCTGATAATTGCATCGGCCCGGCTTGCGTCCCCGTAGAGTTTCTGTGCCACCACCAGGGCTGGCAGGGGCTGCTGCAGGGTCACCGATCGCAGGCGGGGAAGCTGGGCCCCGCGCTGCTCCAGATCCCGGACAACCGCCGCACGCACGGCCGTTAGGCTTGCATAGACGTCATTGGCAGGGATGTTGTCCGAGGTCAGCTGCAGCTCGATGCCGGCCGTGATGGTGTCCCTGGCGGCAATGGCATCATCCGCTGCCAGCCAGTCCGTGGCGGCTGCCACTTGAGCAGACTGTAGAACGGCCGCACGGCGCACCAGGTTGTTGCCGGCACGGATGGCCGCCATCTGCAGCTGACGCGGTACCGGATCCAGTGGGGACGTCACGGGCGGTTCGTCGCCGGCACTGAACAGGTCATCGTAAACACCCAGGGCGCGGCCCGGCTCGTTCACCAGGTCACGAACCGTGGCAATGCTTTCCAGAATCTGGGCGCCCAGCTCGGCCGGGCTGCGGATCAGTTCCGATATCGGGCGGGTGACATCGCCCACGGTGCTTTCGATGCCACGCAGGGCGTTCTGAAGGCCGGTCTCGATGGCAGCCACCCGATCGGTGGCCAGCTCCAGCACGTTGAAGTTTTCCTCGAAGTCATCCAGGGCAGCCTGTTCAGCCTCGGCAACGGTACGTTGCACCTGGCGTTGAGTATCCTGGGTGACACGAGGCAGACGCGGCTCGTCATCAGCACGAACGACAGTGAACGATACACGGGCGATACCGCCTTCGCGGGTGCTCTCGCGGATCCGCATTCCACCAACCAGGACCACCTGGTGTGTGCCGTAGTACGGATGCACCAGCTCACCTGCACCTGGTGTTTCGGCTGCGTCGACAAGGCGTTGCCGGGACAGATCGTAATCCGGGCCGATCAGAAACCCTTCAATCTGCCATTCGCGTTTGTTGCGGCCGAGATCTTCCGCGTAGGGCTGGTCCCGCAGTGGATACTCGTGGACCTCAACACGCCTGCCCGGTACCTGGCTTGTGCGTTCCAGGTAAATCTCTATGCCGCGAAAGGTGGCGACGGCTTCGCCGATACGATCAGACCAAGGCATGGGAACCTCTTTGCTTATGTTGTGCGGTGGACATCAAGGCATCACGTAGGACATGCCGAGGTCGACATCCATGTCAGGACCGTTGTCACCCCGCGCGGGCGTGACAGAAGTAACTCGGCCTTCCTGGTTAACCTCTATTTTCAGGGTGCCGGCATCCCGTCTGTCGTTGTATTCGACAGCCCTCTGAGCCTCATCATTACCGAAGAATGCAAGCGTCCTGGCGACTGCCTCACCAATCGAATCGCCAATCTTCCTTCCAGTTTCCGTGCCGTCGATCAGCGTCTTGTTGATCAAAGTTCCCACGCCGTAGCCAGCGGCTCCTGCAGCACCAACCGCCAGGCCGGCAGTACCGATCGCGCCCGCGCCAAGCGCACCTATAGAACCAACAGGGGCACGGCCCAGGTTCCGCATGGGGTTGAAGATCCGCCGAGAGCGAGCAGCTGCGCCGCCACCGCGTGGGCCACGCCTGCCACTTCCAGACGGGCCGCCCATGCCTGGGTTATTAACAACGTAAACAGGAATCGGGGAGACGCCAGAAACGGCGCCTCCGAGTGCTCCGCCAACACCTCCACGGCCACGTCCTAGCACCTTCCTACCGGCACTCAAATAGTCGGAGCCAAGCTTTCCGAGGAACCGCCCACCGATTGCAACACCAAGGCCTCCAAGCGCGATGCCGCCAATCTTGAGCCAACGGTCCACCGTTTCCTGGTCCAGGCTATTAAGTGCGTCTGCCGCCGACTGCACAGCGCCAGTCATGTTGTCGTCTGCAAAATTGGTCCAGGCCGAGGTGAGGTTTCTCATAGCGCCGGCCATGGTGTCTGCAGCCCTGGCTGAATCATTCATGGTGGTGGCGCCATCACCCTGAACTTCCATAAATTTCGCCAGGCTGCTCACAGAGCCTGTGCGCTGGAATTCCCCGGCAGCGGCGTTAAATGCCCGCATCGCTTCAGCATCGAACACTGAAGAAAGCCGAGTGGTTCGACCGTCCACCGCCTGGATAATTTCCACCATCAGTTCGTTGATGGGTCGTAACACCTGGCGGCCTTTCTCCAGTTCCTTCGGGTCGAATATCTGGATGCCACCTTTCTGAAGCGCCTTGACCTTGTCAGCGTTCTGAAGTGTCCGGAGCAACGCCTCAAACGCCGTAGCAGCCATTTCAGATGAGCCGGTACCCATGCGGATAACCTGCAGGGCCGCGCCCATTTCCCTGATCGCGCCGGCACCTTCTCGGCCCATGGCGGTGTAGGCTGTGACCACCCGGGGGCCGAGAGATGCAAGGTTCTGCAGGGTGAAAGCACCTTGCTTACCTTGCTGGTTGAGCGTGTCCAGCACGCGGAGGATCTCGCCCGAATCCCTGATATCCATCTTCTGGAATTCGGCCATGATTTCGCCGATGTTCTGGCCGGCCGCGCCAGTGGCCGAGATGGCCAGGCCGATGTTGCGGATGTTCTCCTGAGCGAATTCCAGGTCACCGGTTTTTTCAACGATGGATTCGATGGCGCTGGTGATCTGGGAAGGATCAACGCGTATATCCGGGGCCCGGGCCGTCTCGAAAATCTTGCGGCGCAGGCCTTCCATTTCCTCTTCAGACTTTTGGGCCTGGATGCCCAGCCGAGTGAAGCGCTCTTCCATGCGGCTGAGCGAACGCAGCGTGCCGATGCCAGCAGCACCGGTTATCAGGGCGGTATAGCGGTTACCCATGGCATCCAAGCCGCGCCCGACCATCTGGGCGGACCTGCGCACTCGGCCCAAGTGACGCTCACTGGTGCGGCTGAACGACCCCACGGCCCTGCCGTAGCGTTCGGCCCGTTGTTCAAAATTGCCGGTTAGGTTGAGGGCGACACTGGCCTTCATTTCACTCATGGGATTCGCTCGCGATGTTGAGGGTGGTAATCAGGCGGCGAAGGGGCAGGCGGTCAATGTCGTGCGGGGCCCAGCCAACGGCCCGGGCGACCCGCACAGTTACGCGTTCAAGATTCGGCCTGGCCCTTATCAGTTCGCCCCCGCTGCGCCACCTCGCGGGACGCGATGGAGGTGATGACCGCCTGTTCCAGTTTGCTGCACTCTTCGTGCAACAGCTCCAGGTCCACCGGGTGCAGCTTGCGCATCTCGCCCAGCGAAAGCGGGCCTTCCACATCCCCGATTTTGGCGATCTGCCGACGCAGCGTGTGAATGCCCACGGCGCTGGGGCTGGCCACCAGCTGAGGACCTTCCTCGGTGGCCACCACGCGCTCCGAATCTGCCTGAGCGTCGAAGATATCCCCGGCGGTCAGCTCTCGGATGGTGGCGGTTTTAAAGGTCTTCTCGCCAACCACCAGGCCCATCTCCAGTTCCACGGTTACTTCAGCCATTACACACGCTCCAGTGCCAGGCCGGACATCTCAAGCTGCACCGATCCGTTACCAACGTCCAATGGGGTTGGCGAGGTGGTGAATGCACCACGCAACATCCATGTCTGACCGGTGTCGGTCTCCAGGAGGATGGTTGCTTCGGTCAGGCTTGACAGACGCACGATGTCGGTGTCTGCCGTGTGGTGCACCACCACGCTCAGGGTGGGCGCGACCGGGTTCTCGGTATAGCCCACCGGTTTGCGGCCGTTCATCTTGGCTTCACGCTCGAACCCGCCCGGGTTGAGGGTGCCCTTGCCGTCGGTCAGCAGCTCTTCACCACCTTCCCGGATATTAACGTTGCCGGTGATCTTCATAACGGGTTTACTCCTGTCTCAAACCGGTTTTATGGAGCCCTTAAAGGCTCACTTCCGGAACTGTGTCTGCATGGCGTGGATGCGGTACTGGCCAACCAGCTTGGGTGAATCGATGACGTTCAACCGGCCTGGGTTCTCCGTGTCGATCGCAGCATCCAGGGATTCGGCATAGCCTTCGTAATCCTGTGCCCAACCACGGCTGAGGAAATCCCGGTACAGGCTCAGCAGCTCCGCCTTGGCCACGTTGGGCGTGACGATCGGTTGGCCCGCACCAAAGTTACCGGCATCCGCGTCTTCTGCCAGCTTGTGCCGTGGGAAGCGCTGCAGGATGCGGGCGCGCTGGTCGTATCGGATCCGCTCCAGGGTTTCGGCCACGTTGATGTCCAGGTAAGAGTCGCTCGGCACGCCGCTGTCGGTTTCCTGGAAGGTGGTCACCTGGCGCTCGATGCTCACGGTACCGTCATTGGCCACCTTGAAGGTAGCGATGCCGTCGTACAGCAGCAAGTTGCGCTCGGTGTCGGTGAAGCGATCGGCTTCCTTCGGGCCCAGGATCAGCGGCAATTGAAGTGTCTGCAGCGGCCGGGCGGGATCCGTGGCCAACGCCTGGCCGGCAACGGCCGCGTTCACCGCGCACCACAACCAGGTGGGACTGACTGCTTTGCCGGTTCCCATCACGGTGAGGTGCGGGCTGTTGTGGTTGCCACCGAAGGTGCCAGTCTCGCCGTGGGTACCACGGAAAGCGGCGAAAGCGCGGCCGCCGATCTGGCGCATGGGGCCGAAGCGATCATCCAGTTCATCCTTGAGCGCTGTCAGGTTCGCCGTGTCCGTGTAGGGGCAGGCAATCCAGTTGTACTGCTCGGGGCCCAGGGCTGCGATGGCGTCGACCAGGTCCGGGTTGCTCGCGCCACCGGTCATTTCTGTGATGGTGGGCGTGACACCGGCAATGCGGTCCTCGCCCAGGGCGGCAAAGCGGATATCGATATCGTCACCCGTTTCACCGGCCCAGCGACATTCCAGGTCCACTTCGGAGGCCACCGTGGCGTTGACGGTGGCGGTTACTGGCAAACGGCTGTCGGCGTTGATGGCATCGACCAGGGCCTGGGCGATGCCATCGCCATCGTCACCCACGGCCACGCCGATACGAACGCGATACCCAGCAAGGTAAAGAACCATCGCGCCAGCGGCGCTTGCACTACCTGCCAGGGCAATCTTGCCGGTTGACTTTACACCGCCGGAGCCTTCCTCCACATCGTCCAGCGGCAGTGCCCAGGTTTCCAGGTACGGCTGAGCGTTGAGGGAATGGCGCAGCATTTCGGCCAACATGGAGCCACGGCCGTAATAGCGCTCGGCCTGTTCGGCGTTGGTAACACGCTCCAGTTCCAGGGCTTCGCGCTCTCCCGAGTCCAGGCGCTGGCCAATCACCAGGAGGCGGCCCTGAAAGGCCGAGTTGCCAGCCAGGCGGTCATCGAATTCGATGTACACACCAGGCACCCGCAAGGCAGCGGGGATTTGGTTGAAGATACCGGCACTGATGGACATACCTTATGCCTCCTTTGTGTCAGTGGATTTGGCTTTCGCCTTCGGCTTGCGCGGCGGCTGGGCCGCAACCACGTCCTGGTCCCTCAGGCGGCGGCGCCAGAATGAATTCAACGTCACCTGGCCACCGTCCGCTGGCAGCGGCTTGCCGTTCTCCTGGCGGATGCGCAGGCCTTCACGGGGTTTCACGTAGATGGTTTCTTTTTTCAAAGCGCTCAAAGTCATTACTCCTGGGGCAGTTCAACCCGGTCTTCGGCGACCGGGCCGTCACCCACTTCATGGGTGGCGGTGTAAAAGGTGAAGTCCGCCAGTTCGGCGATGTCGGCGGTGCGCAGGCTGATGCCTTGCTGCCAGCTCACGGCCCACAAGGCGATGCCGTGGCGGTCGAGCTGGCCGCTGTACAGGTTCTCGGCGGCCACGCGGGTAGGGTTCTGTGTGTTGTCGAGATTCCAGGTGTTCTTCCGTACCAGGCGTAACAGCGCCTCGGAGAAGTCCAGGGCAGCCACATCCCGGGTAGCCTGGGGCGTGTCCCGCGTAACCAGGTAAGCTACCCAGCGCACCTCTGCAATGTTGGTGGGGCCATCTGCGATGGCCGGTACCGAGACGGCCGCAACCAACACGGCCGGGGCCTGCTTGCTCCAGCGAGTCAGTTCTTTAAGGTCAAAGCGGCCGCCGTGAGCCTCGACGGTGTAAAGATCCGGCAGTGCGGTCTTGATGGCGTTAACGATCGCGTCCCGCGTCAGCTTTATGTCGCCGCTCATGCTGCCTCCAGGTGTTTGTCCAGCCAGCGATCGGCTACCGCTTCAATCTCGTCAAGGTTGTCCGGAGAGAAGCCGAGGGACTGCCTGGCGGGAATGGCGGCTGGCCCGGGGGCCATGTCTGGCGTGCCGCCAAAGTTGTGGATGGCGAAATACACCAGGTTGGAACCGATCAGGGCTTCGTCGCCCTCAATCTCGCTGGTTACGCTGTCGATCAGGTCGCCTTCACCTTCCAGTAAAGAATGACCACCGTGGCGGGTGGCGGCATAGTCCGCGCTCCAGGCCTGCCAGGGTTCGCCGTCCGGCGATTCCTTGTCTTCGCTGATCCGCCGGCGCGTCTGGCTTTCTGCCACACCTGCCAGCTGCTCCAGCAGTTCCTTCCGGTTAACGTCGCCCAGCCGGTTAATGCGTTCTTGCAGCCGGGCAACGCTGGCCAGGCTGAACTGAAGGCTGATGCTCATGTCAGCCTCCTGTCACGGCCCCAGCGCCGGGTGCGTGAGGTGATCTGTGGCTTGATGCTCACCGGGCTCTGCTCCTGGATGCCCAGGCTGACTTCGCCCTTGGCGATCCGGCGCAGCAAGGAAATGGCATTGTCGTAGCGTCCGCGCCGGTGTTCGGTGGCGGTGTCCGCCTCCGGTGACAGCACGTGAAAGGCGATGTCTACAGCCAGCTTGGTGAGGATGCGCGGCACCTTGGGCAGCGGCAGCTTGTACTGCTGGCCCACGTAGGTGTCGATCTCGGCGTCTGCATCCAGCAGGGCCTTGTCGACAACGTCCGTATCCATCTGGCCGTCCCGGTCCCGATCGGACGCCACGAGAACGGCGTCGTTACCGAAGCGGTCGATCAGATCCTGGAGCGTGGCGTAGACAGCCATATCAGTCTTCCTGGCCTACCGGGCGAACGGCCAGGCGCGGCTCTTCCATGATGGCCTTGAGCTGCTCTTCGGTCAGCTTGCGAACATCGAGGACCTGCTCCCGTGGGCTAAACTCGAAGCCGGCACGGCGGAACCGGGGCGTCATCGCCTTCACCGCGATGCGCTTGACCTCTTCTGCCTCGCTCGGTGTTTGCGTCTCCGGGCTTGCCTGGTTCTCCGGTTGCGCTTGCGGATGCTGGGTGTTGTCATTGTCGCCCCCGTTATCCGCCGGCGTGGCCTGCTCACTGCCTGCTGTGTCCTTGACCTCGGTGTTTTCCTTCACCTCGGTGCTGTCCTTAACGGCGGCGCCGTCCTTCACCTGGTTGGTGTCCTGAGCCGCGTCTGCAGCCTGGGTCTGTGTGTTGTCCTTCCCGGGCGCCGTACCCTCGGCAGCCTTGGTGGCTGTCTTGGTGGACTCGGTGGTCTTCGTTGTGCTGGTTTTTTTGGCAGCCATAACGGTGCCCTCCCAATGCTTGTTCGGTTTTAAAAATGGCCAGGCACAGGCCCGGCCATTTTCAGGTCACGTTAAGCCCAGGCCTTAGCCCGCGCCGGTGGAGCCGTACACCATTTGCCAGAAGCTGAAGCCAGCCGCGCCGCGCGCTTCGGCGCCATAGCGGAACTTCTTCTGCATGAAGACGCTTTCGCTTTCCATGTTGGTCTGGGAAACGAACACAGGCTTCTTGCGTTCCTGGAAGATGTAGGGCTTGACTGGCTTAGTGGTATCCATCAGGAACCAGGCCGTGTCGGAGGTCAGGCGAGACGACACCACCACTTCCGCCGCGTTGCGGTAAGGGTTCGGCTTGCCGTCCTCCAGGCGCTCCACGCTCATCAAAGCGTTGGCCGTATCTTCGAGAGCCGGCGGCACCAGCAGGATGTTAGGTTTGATGTTGAGCGGGCGCTCTTCGTCATCCTTCATCTTGCGCAGGGCGGTACGGGCCGCACCGAAACTTGCTTGAGCCGCAGCCAGAGTGGCGAAGCTCAGTGCCGCCGTTCCTTTGTTGGACACGCTGACGGTAGTGCCGTCTTTCTTCTTCACCGGATGATCGGTGTCAACGAATGGCTGGCCGTCGTAACCCAGCTCAACAAAGCTCAGGTTCACCACCTCGTACACCAGTTCATCTGGCAAGTGGGCGGCACTGTAGCCGGCCATTTCGGCTTCCGGCCCATAGATGCCCAGGGTGTCGTCCTCGATGTCGTTGCGGTCCACCTCGATGGTGGCCTCAAAGTCATCGTTGATGATGGTGTAGCCCTGGCCTTTGAGCTGTTTAACCACCTTCTCACCCGCCCACTTGCGCATGGCCGGGAACCGCTCCATCCACTTGTAGCGGTTTTCGGAGGAGGTCGAGGTCACCAGCATGGCGATCTTGTTCCACTCCGGCTCGGCGGCCTGGAGGGCGCGGTTGTACGTGGTCTTCAGGTTGAAGAACACGCCATCGAGTGCACTTTTATTAACAATCACTGATGCTCTCCTTACTCGACCCAGACGCCAGCAGACTCGACAGCCAGAACGGTACCGGACTCTGAGCGAGTGCCAGTGCCATCCGTGCCGGCGACGGTCTCGTCGTCCAGGATGTAACAGGGTTGACCGACCAGGCTCTGGTCGACGGGATCGGCGTCATCGTTCTTGAACAGGAACGCCTTATTGCGGCGGACCAGACACGTCTCGTCGCCATCGGCACCATCGCTATTGTCGACATGGGCATCCGCCCGGCCGATGTAGGTCAGGGTTGTGGCTTCAGAGCCCGGCACCAGATAGCCGGTGGCGTTCACGGCCACCTGGGCCCCCAGGAAGATTTCCACCCCGGCCGCGACCGCGTACGGCATTACCTCACCGTCGCGAACCGGGGTCATACGATCTTGAGTAAGCGCCATTAGTTCACCTCTCCGTATTTCTTGAGGTCCTCTTCAGAGTTGCCCATCATGCCGGCAATCTTGAGGGTCTCTGCGTTGAGCGCCTTGTCAGCGCCAGGCACCTTGCGGTCACCCAGGCCGGAGTCGCCGGTAATGGCCGGGGAGCTTTCAACAAATGTCTTGAAACGCTCCAGGCCACCTTCGCTGCGGCACTGTGCCTTGTGGTAGTCCACGGTGGCCGGTGCGATCTTGCCGTCTTCCAGGGCCTGGTTGATGGCTGTCTCGATCGCCTCGTCCTCGCGCTCCTTCTTCAGGGTGTTCAGCGTTTGCTCCGCATTGGCAGCGCGCTGCTGGGCCTGGTCGAAGTCGGCACGAGGCACGTACTTGTCGAGACTCGGGTTGGCCTCCCGATTTTTCGCGGTGTCCAGGTCGGCCTGGATTTGATTGAGGGCGGCAATAGCCTGCGCCTCAGTCGCATCCTCTGGCAGACCCAGCTTTTTAAGCAGATCTTTCCACACGGGGAATTCCTCCTGGTGGGTTTGCTGGTTCAGAGCGGTTAGCTCCAGGTTGGGTTGATTGGTCAGGCCCGCGCTGGTCAGCCGAACGATCTGGTTTTCATCGCGGGTAAACAGAAAGACTGGGGATAGGTAGCGGTATTCCTTGCGCTGCAGCTGGGCGGTGGCCTTCTCGGTCCATTCCACGCGGCCCCAAACGGCACCGTCACGTACTGCCAATTCCTTGACCCAGCCGGCAGCCGGGGCGTCCTGGCCATTCGGGGCGCGGTGCTCTGTCGCGTGCTCCCAGTCGATGACCAGGTCCATGTTGCGGCTATCAAACTCGCTTACGAGGGCCTGGGGGTTTCTGTTGCGCCAGGCGCGGCCGTCACGGCCCATCACCACTTCACCGGCGGGCAACAGCTCTACCCACTCCGGGACTTCGCCGGCCGGCAGCTCAACGTTCAGCGCCAGGCGTTGGCCCGGTGTCGGTTCGGTGTTCAGGGCCTTGGCAAGGCCGGAGCGGAGTGCGTTTGTTTTTTCCATGCCGCCAGACTAGCGACAGCCCATGGCGGATACGGGCCTGAAGGGCTTCAGGGGGATAATCAATCAGGAGGGGGAGCGAAAACGGAACCAGGGCGGTACCGGTGGAAACAGGTTATCGGACTCGGCCACTGGTTGGCAATCGCCACAACCGCATTTAACGCCCATTTAAAAACGACGAACGGGGTTTGACCCCGGCCATGGTAGCTCTATGCCAGTTAGCGGCCTTCTGGCGCTTCTGAGGGCGTTCTACGGCGTGAACAAAAGTTGACCAGATCAGGGCTGTTCCGAGGCTCGAATCACCTGGCCACGGCTGCGGGCCTGTTCCAGGTCTTCATCGGTGGCCCCACGGTAGTCGGTGAGGTATAGGCGCTGGCTGTCACCGCTGCGCCGGACTGTTGCCAGCCACCAAGGATTACCGGTGTCGCCCTCACGGCTTCGGAACACCGACAGGCGTTCATTGTCCTGGGCGATCAGTATACCCCGGTTGATCACGTCCGGCAGCTGCCGGTAATCCTCAACGGCCAGGCTGTCCGGATCTGGCAGGCGACCAGGTGCCAGGCGTACCACTTGCGTGTCCGCACCCAGGGCTGTCTGCGCCCGGCGCTCGATGACGCCGGCGGGTAGCTCGCCGTCCGGGCGGCGCACCCAGTCGGTGAGTATGGGGCTGTCCATCACGTCTCTTGTGGTCGCCTGGGCCAGGCGTTGGTCTGCTGTATCCAGCTTGCCAGTCATGCGGTCCCGGAGTACACGCACGCGATCCTGCCCCGGGTTGGTGGCCCAGGCCGGATGTAGGCCCTGGTCCACCTGGATGATCTCCCCGGTGCGCTGATTGGTGAAGCTGACCGTGCGGGTGGGCGGTGGCTCACGGCGCACTGGCATGGTTCGGCGTTGGCGCCGGCCGGTGGGCAGGCCGGTTTCCGGGTCTGTCTCCAGCTCCGCCTGTGGGTCCTGGATGCCTTCGCGTTCCATGCGTTCTGCTTCAACCTCAGACACCTGGCGTACCCGGCACTTGCAGCCGTAGCCATTGGGCGTCATGTGGTCGCGCCACCAGGGGTGGTCCACCGGCAACAGAGTACCCGCCCAGGACACGTGCTCTTCCCGGTGGTTCTCGCTGGGGCCCAGCTCATAGAGCAGGAAGGGCTGGGTTTCCTTGGTGCGCTGGATGCGCTGCCACTGGCCGGCCGATCGGGCGCTGCGCAGGTTGGATTGGTAGATGGTTTTCAGCCGGCGGGGTGAGCCCAGCTGCACGCGGCGGCGCTCGCCGGTGCTCGGGTCGATCTCATCCTTGATGCCCCACCAGCCTTTCTCCTGGAGCTTGGGCTTCAGTTCCCGGGAGAAATCCCGGAACGTCTTACCCTCGGCCAGCGCTTCGTCCAGACCGGCGCGGACATCGTCCAGGATGTCCATCTTCATGGCCTTGGCTACGGTGAACGAATGGGCGTGTTCCTGGCCCCACACATCCTGGAAGTCAAAACCAACGCGCAGATCCTTGTCGCGGAAATACGCCAGGGCGTCACGCGGTACCGGGCCGGCCTTAAAGTTGGCCATCAGTCATCCCTCGCATCGCCCAGGCCCCGGGCCTTGAAGGTGCTGGAGGCCAGACGGCGGACCAATTCGGTCTCGTCCATCTCGTCGAGTACTTCACCCAGGCGTGCCAGGAAGTCTTCCTCGTTTCCGCCTTCCTCGGTCACGCGCTGCGCCAGGCGTTCGATCGGGTCGATCAGCGGTGCGAGCTGCACTTCCCAGTCATCCTCCGCCTCGGCGATTGCATCAAAGTCCGGCTCGCTTTCGTTGACCACGGATTCGCGGTTTTGAGCGGTCTTTAAAGACTGGTTACTGGCAGATTGAACGGTACTTAACACCTGCTGTTCGGGCATCAGGATGTCGGCATCCTTTGCGGGATCCGGCAGACCCAGTTTGTCGGAGATCACCGAGCTTTCCACTTTCAGGCCGAGCGGTACCAGATCTTTCAATGCTGCAACGAGCTGCTTGAGATCTTCCGGCTCCGGCACATGGATACGCACGTTGGGGTACCGGCGCTGCACGCCGTAGTTCAGGTCGATAAACGGCTTGACCAGGTCGCGGTTAAGGCTCACGCCCAGGTGGCGTGCATCGGCCCGTTGGATGTCTTCCCGCACGTCGTTGTGCACGGTGGCCTGTGCCTGGCTGGAGCCGTCATCCGTGGTCATGGTCTGGCCCAGCACAGCCTTGCTGGTCTGTTTGTCGATCCACTCGGCCAGGCCCTTGAACAGATCGGCACCGCCCTGGGTGTTGGCGATTTCCTGGAATTCGATCTTCATGCCTTCGGGCAGGATGGCGGCCGCATCAGAGCCCAGGTTGGCCACGGCCGCCCGGAGGATGTCCACTTCCTCCGACTTGGCGCTGTCGTTGTAACGACCCAGGCGCAGGGGCATTCCGAACACCTCGGCGAATGCCAGCCAGTCGGTGAGCGTGTAGCTCTTCGCCATGTATGACACCGCCACCAGGCGGGCCAAGCCACCGCGCAGGGGGATGCCCGCCTTCAGTCTGGGGCGGTGCACGATGAACTTGTACGGGGCCAGCGGCACACCCTGGGCCACGTTGTCCGGATCGATCAGCCGCAGCTCTCGCCCGGTGGCCTGGTCGAAACGGAAGAAACGCGGATCTCGCCACACGTATTCCCGTGGCCACCACTGGCCACCCTTGGTGTTCCACATGATTTCGGCGACTGAATAGCCCTTGCCCAGGGCGTCCAGCAGATCTTCAATCAGATCCCCGAACACGGCATCCCGCACCAGGTCACGCACCGCATCTGCCAGGCGCACGTCTGCCGGCTCATCACTGGCTGATTCCACCACCACGTCCAGGCCGCTGACCGCCCGCTTGCGGGTGCCAAGCACCGAGGCGTAGTGCGGTTCGCGCTCTTCCATTTCCTCGGCCAGGGTGAGGTAGTCGTGGCCATCGTTGTTTTCGGCCGCCCGCAGGATCATTCCCAGGCGGTCCGGTGTCAGGTGGCTGGCAATGCCGTTGTGCCACACCTGGCGTACACCGGTCAGCGAGGGCGCGGCCAATTCCTTCTTCAGTTCGGCCTTCCGGATCGGACGGCCGTGTGCGTCCACAATGGATGATTCGGCCATTACAGCAGTCCTCCTCGGTTACGGAACCCGGCGGTGGCACGCACCGGCCGGTGGTGTTTGTGGTCAGGGCCGGAGCGGATGGCCTCGTAGCCGTACTCCAGGGCGCCCTGTTGGAAGCTGGCGTAATACGCCATGGCCAGAGCGATGGCCGTGTCACCGTGGCGTTTCTTGTCATCGCCGGTCTTAGCGTCGGGCAGTTTGGGGATACCCTTGATCACCTGTAGGGCTCGCAAGTCATCGAGCACGTCGCTGTCGCGGGGGATCTCTATGCCGTCATCTTCAAAGGCGGCCTTGAATTTGGGCATGGTCTCCAGGTACCAGGACTGCGAGAGCATCACCGCTTCGACACGTTGAGAGCCGTATTCATACTGCGCCTGTTCCGCCAAGTACTGGCCATTGCCCCGGGCGTCCAGGGCGCCGTATTGAAGATTCGGCAGCCGGTCGACGATGTAGAACAGGATCTGTTCCTGTTGCTTAAAGGGCACATTGCGCAGCTCCACCAGGAACGGCACGCAGCGCTTCAGCTGCTGGGTGACTTCCATCGGCGCGATGCTGGTCAGGTCGCCACTGCGGCCGAAGTCCTCGCCAAAGCAGTGGCGGCTTTCCGGGTTCAGCGATTCCAGCAGCGGGAGCAACACGCTCTCGCACCAGTCGTGCACCTCGGCCTTGCGCAGATGTTCCGGCCAGGCGTTGAATTCGACCGTGCCTTCGTACCGCACCACGGGGGCTTCCACCATGCGGGCCTCAATCAGGGCCCGGGAGATGTAGGCGCCGCCGCCGGATTTCGGAACACAGTAGTATTCCTCAAGGGCGTCCTCGCGGGTGGCGGTGTCCTTCAGCAGGTTCTCTTTCCACTGTTTCTCGGCGACCGCGCTCCATTCCTTTCCGCGCACCTGGCAGATGCGTTTATACAGCCCCTGGTCACAGGCGTCGTCCAGGGTGAGCCGGTGCACGCTGTAGCGTTTCTTGCCGGCCCGGCTGTCCTGGATCAGTTCGTTAAAGAGGTTTTCCACCCCGTTGTGGGTGCTGATCAGGCGCACCTTGGCGCCCCACATGGTCAGCGCCAGAGCGGCCTTGAGCACTTCGGCCAGCTCCGCATGGAAAGCGGCCTCGTCGATGGTGACGTTACCCTGGCGGCCCCGCAGGTTGCTGGGCCGGCTGGACAGCGCCTGGATCTTGAAGCCGCTGGCGAAGTGGATATTGAACGTGAGGATGTCCTTGTCGTCGTCTTTCAGAACCTCCTCTTGGACGGTGGAGGCGGCCTTATTGAAGGCCCGCGCCCACATCGCGCAGGCGTCGATGAATTCGATGGCCATCTCTTTGTTAGAGCCAACGTAGAAATGGTTGGTACCGTCAGCGGCCTTGGAGGCGCTGGCCGTCAGCACGGCGTCTGCCGCTTCGCCCCAGGTCAGGCCGGTGCGCCGGCTCTTCTCGGCGATCTTGAGTTCTGAATCGTCTTCAATCCAGGCCTTTTGGTACGGCAGTAGAACAGAGTCCGGCAGTGCGGTGGTCATCGGGCAATCCCCAGGATGTCACGCTTGATTGCGTCGATGGACTCGCGGGTCATGCCCTGGCTGGCCATGCTGGTTTCCGCCGCGTCGGCCGCTTCCTTGGCCACTTCCTGTCGCAGTTCCCGGGCCCACTTCTTCTGCCCGAGGGACACCCGGCCGATATCGGCCAGGGCACGAGTCACACTGCTCAGGTGTTTGGCGGCCTTCTCCGGTTCGTGCTCGGCCTTGCGCATGGCGATGGTGATGCGTAGCAGCTGGTCCTGCACGATCCGAGCGGTGGCGTCGATCAAATGGCCGCTCTCGTCTTCGTTCTCGGCGGTCATCGCCTTGGCCAGCTCCGTGGTTTTGCGCACGTCGCCCATAGCTTCCTCGAACTCTTCCTGGAGGCCACGGCCGTAGCGGTGAACAGCGGATTTCGAGAACTTGAAGCCGCGCTCTTCCAGCCAGTCGGTCAGGCCGTCGTAATCCTGGAAGCCGGTGTTGACCAGCCGTTCGTTCAGCTCCTCCCGGAGATCCTGGGGCAGATCGTAAATCTTTGAGCGCGGCGGCATGGCTTACACTCCCGGCTGAGGGCGGGCGATGCCTGGCACGCGGGCCCGGCCTTCGGCGACGTCGACGCCCCGGCTGGTGGAGGTGACAATCCAGCCTGCACGGGGCTGCTGACAGATCACCAGACCCTGTTCTTCCAGCCACGCCAGATCGGTGTGCAACTGGTCCTTGCTGATCATGTGGCCATAATTGCCGGCCAGTTCATCGTTCAGGCTGTACTCGTTGGTGGTGAACTGGTTGCGCCGTGACAGGATGCGGAGAATCCCCAGACGGCGGCCTTCGGTTTGAAAGTCCTGGTAGCTCATTTAGGCTGGTCTCCCTTGGCGTTAAGAAGGTAGCTGTTGACCATCGACAGCTGGTGTGACAAAGCCCGCATCTGGCCGCTGACGCCCGAGAGATCCTCTGCCACATCATTCAAACGGTCATAGACCTTCGAAAGGTCATGATGCGTGGGGGCGCCATCCATGCGGCTTTCGAATACATCCTGCCGGCGCTCGCAGCGGACCACCCGTTCTTCCAGGTGGTCGTATGTGGCTTCCATGTCGCCCCGTACGGTATTGATTGCACTGGCATTGGCTTTGGACTTGTTACTTATGTGGGTGTAAGCAAACAGCGCCACTAGGCCAACAATCTGGATGAAGCCCATCCAGAACCGAGCAGCGTCGTAATCAAACTGCGACAAATCCATCACTTCCCCCTGCGGTCATGGTCGGTTTGGCACTCTACACAACGCACGGCATTAGGGTTTGCCTGCAGGCGCGCAACGCTCAGGTGATCGTGGCAACCAAGGCAAAGGCGCTGGCCATGAGACTCCAGCGGTGCTTCCAGGTGACACTGCAGGGCCTGCTCAACACCGGCCCGCGTCAGGCGCTCCGTCAGCGCCTGGGCTTGCTCGTACACTTTCTCATCCATCGCCACTACTGATCCTCACGTTCTGAATCGGCGGTATTTGGTTGGTGCTGTTCTTTACAACGTTCGTTTCGCTGCCTGGCTGCAGCCAGTTTTTCCCAGCCTCGGGAGCCCCAGCGGTGCAGGCGGGCCAGGTAATCGCTCACATGTCGCTGGCTGTAGTCGCCGGTTGGTCGCACGGGTTGTGGCTCGGGCTCTACCATGCCTTGCTTCAGGTCACAGACGATGGGAGCCGGCATACGCTCAGGCGCAGGGATCCGCTCGGGCGTGGTTCCGCAACCGGTCAGGACAAACGCCAATGCCAACAACGAAAGGATTTTCATGGCAGATCCTCCAGTGTCTGTCGTAGCACTGGGGCCACCGGCCCGTCTTCGCTTTCCGGGGCGGCCGATATCTTCTTAAGCAATGCCTCATAGGCGGCGTCCTGCTCTTCCAGGCGGTACTCCAGTTCACGCCGTGCCGCCTCCGAGGCTCTGGCGTCTTCACGCAACTGGTCCAATGCCTGCTTTCGTCGCTCGGCCTCGGCCTGCCATTGGCTCACGCTGGTGCGCAGGTCGATTGATTCTCCGCGCGCTTCGGCCAGGCGCTCTTCCAGCCGGCCGGTTTGCCAGTCGTGCCACAACCAGCCACCGCCCAAAGCCAACAAGGCGGCCAACGTGCCACCTCCCAGCCAGCGCATAACCACACTGCCGATTATCTTGAACATGGATCACCCCCTTGCCAGCCAGCCCTGGTGTAGAGCGGTGTCAGTTCCAGGAGTATTCGCCGTGGGTAATGGCGGTTCTCCCGCTTTGCCCAGTCGGCGCGATTGGTGAAGTGCTCAACGTGGTTCCACCAGAGATCAGGGTTGTGACCGGCGGCCTTGGCCAGTCGCCGGTCACGGCTTACCCACCCTGGGCCACCGTTGTAGCCACTGAGGGTGAAAGCCCAGAGGTCGCATTCAGGCATGTCGCGCGCGTACCACGGCTTTACGCGCTCCATAATGTGAAGGTCATAGCGGACCATCGCTCGCATCGCCCAGCCGGGGGAATAGGGCGCGGCCTGGCCAAGGTCGGGATATATTTCAGAGATCCAGGTGGCAGTGGCTGGCATGAACTGCGCCATACCCTGGGCACCCACCGGGCTGTCGACGCCGGGGCGCCATCCGCTTTCCTGGTGTATCTGTGCTGCGTGGACGGCTACGGAGCCATCCAACCCACGCTCCTGTTGCACTATGCGGGTCAGCTCACGCTGGTAACGCTCGGCGGTATCCGGCACCTGCTGGGCATTCGCCGGGGCGCATGACAACAGCAGCATTGGCAGCATTAACACCAGGAACAGACGCACGTTCAGACCCCCAACCCAAGGGCAAGGATGGCTGCGGCCATGATGAGTGATCGGCGGATCATGCTGCCGATGATCAGTAACGCCGTCTCAAGGTCTTCGTGCCTGATATCACCGGGACGGCCGTAGTAAAAGATCGTGCGGTCAATCCAGTAGCCGAGGTAGGCACCGGCTGACAGCTTGGTCAGGCTCCAGAGCAGAACGCCAAGTTGGTGTGGGTACAGGAAGCCGACGATGGCAGCCATCACGATGGTGAAGATCAGCCAGGGGCCAGCGCGGAATTTGTCGAGAAAGGTTTGTTTATCCATGGCCGCAGATTAGCGGCGGGAAGGGTCAGGTTTAGGCCTGAAGCCCTTCAGGGGCGGCGGCCCACCCCTGAAAGACGAATGTCCAAAGATTACTCAGGACGCCAGCACATGGCAAGCACTACAGATTGAGCAGCGTTTATCCAGCGCCTAATCCGGGTGTAAAACGCGGTCAACATCTTCCAACACTCGTTCAGTATCCCGGTCCAGAATGTTGAGCAGCACGGTGAACTTGTCGCGGTCTACCGCGTGCAGGTCGCTGCCTGGTGTAACCAGATCGGTCACTGCACTCCGGCCTGCTTGCAGCTCGCGCAGCTGGTCCATCAGTTCCCGAAGGGTTGGGTTCTTTGGCATAGACTTCTCCTGTGATTGACGGTTTGAAAAGAGGATAGTGCGTTTTTTCAGAATCGGAATGGGGAATATTCTAGGCCCTTCCAATGCCCGAATTTCGCGCCGTATCCATCTCTCTTTCGGTATTTCAAAAATTAGGATACAGCCGATTTTCAAACTGCAACCCCAGGAGTAGACATTTGGGAATGTGAAAATTGAGGTTTTTGAGGATTTCCTGCGGCGGCTTTCTGAACTATTAGGAACTGATAATTTTCTTGCGCGCGTAGGAAAGTATTCGTTTAACGTTTCAAAGCAGAAAACCTAAATACTGGATCGCAAGGTGTCTTTAAGATGTTCGATCCAAATAGAGTTTCCCTCCGAACTCAAGTGCACACCGTCGCCAATGTGGAATTGGTCCGCAAGATTGCGCTCTGAGTCGATAAGATCATCACCTGCGTCGACAAAATATCTATTATCTTCGTCCTCCACAAAAACACTCAGCTGCTCGTTCAAAGAATCAATTCTTTGGTTCCATCCCTCTCTCTCTGGCCCCTTCTGTTGCTCATCAATTGGAAGCACAGCGCTAAAAATCAATGGGATTGAGTCGGGCACAGCCTCTGATATCTCACCCATGTTAGAGATTATTTCCTCGTTAGATCTCCGCCTCATGTCATTGATCCCGGCTGCAACAACTACTGCGGCTGATTCGTTGATGGAAAGATATTCAGGAATTCGCTTCAATACGCCAAGTGTAGTGTCACTGCCGATCCCGTAGTTTACTGACGGAACGGCGACTGCCGAGACTGGCAAGCCCTGGGTAAGACTATCACCTATAAAGATTACCGATCCCTCGGGTACGTTACTGTCCATGCGTGAATGGTAAGTCAGCATTCGGTGGTAGTGGTCGGTTATCTCGTTCTGCGTGAAACCAAAATCGTATTTTCGGTCCACCTTCTCTAGGAAATCACTTTTCAAAAGGACTAGCGCTAAGGCGATATGGATTGCAAGAAAGTAAAGACGATATATTCCTGATTTCACAATTACTTATCCTTTGTTTAGGGAAGGCGCAATTGTCAACCTTCAAAAACGTGGGTTCAAGTTATTCCACCGAAAACATATCTGTCTGCCGATCGTCAGGCACACCTTCAGACAGGATCTCCCAAACCCGGCGCTCGGTGAGCCGGTACCGGCGAGCCAGCACCCGGGCAGAATCGCCGTCCGCGTGTTCCTGGCGCATGTTCTGGTTGCGCACAGCCATGATCGCAGCCTTGGCGTTGGGCACGTCCAGGCGCTCCTGGGCGTAGTGGTGGGAGAGCTTGCGGGCGATATCCAATCCCAGCAGCTCTGCCAGCGGGTGGTCCTCCGGCATCTTGGTAGGCACTGTCAGCCGCACGCCACCGTATTCGCTGACGAGGCTTTGCGCTGCCTGCAGCCCGATCACGTCGACCAGTTCGCACAGGGAGGGCGGCAAGTAGTCGGTGTCCCAGGTGGTCATGTCAAACTCCGGTTTTCCGGTTGGTGGTGAACTGGTCCGGGTCGATGCCCCGCTTTATCAAGTCACGGCGCCAGGCGGCCTGCGCCTGCTCCGGTGTTTCTTCCAGGCCCTGCTTCTTTTCAATCACGTTTGGCCGGTGGTTGTCGGCCTCGGCCGCTGGCTTCCGGGCTTCGGGTGCCACGGTGGCCAGTACCTGCTTCAGATAGTTGTGATTCTTAAGGGGCTGGACCTGTCCTCTGGTGCGCTTGTCGTGAATACTGCGAATGGTGTCCTGCAGGGCGGCGACCAGGCTGTCACGGTCTGCCAGCTCCAAGGTTTCCTGGGCA